CCTCCCGCAAGCGGGAGGGGGGAGTCAGATTTTATCGAAAGGCTGATTATGTCGTTCTTTCAATCTCTTGCTGCGGCGTTCAAAGGCGAGGCAGTGACGCCGCGTGCGCCTTTGGGGCGGAGTTTTGTGTCTCCCTGGATTGCGGCTTCGGATTGGCATGGCGAACCTGCGCGTGGACCGATCAATTATCCCGTGGCGATCCGTGAGGCCTATTTGAAGAACCCGGTGGCGCAGCGTGCTGTGCGGCTGGTGGCCGAGGGCATTGGCGGGGCGCCGGTTGTGGCATCGGACCCGGCGCTGCTGGCGCTGGTGAGCGAGACCAGCGCGGGCCAGCCGCTGCTGGAGACGCTGGCGGCGCATCTGATGCTGCACGGCAATGGCTATGTGCAGGTGTTGCGCGATGCGGACGGCAATCCGGTGGAGCTGTTTGCGCTGCGGCCCGAACGCGTGACAGTGCTGCCCGATGCGGGCGGCTGGCCTGCGGCGTTTGCCTATAAAGTGGGTGAAAAGGCGTTGCGGATCGAGGCGGTGGATGATTTCGGCCGGCCCAACCTGATCCATGTGAAGCACTTTCATCCCGTGGATGACCATTATGGTGCGGGCTGCCTGGAGGCGGCGGAAGAGGCGGTGGCGATCCACAATGCGGCGGCGCGGTGGAACCGTTCGTTGCTGGAAAACGCGGCGCGGCCATCAGGGGCGCTGGTCTATGATCCGGGCGATCCCGGCGCTTCGCTGACGCCCGACCAGTTTGACCGGATCAAGGCCGAATTGACCGCAGCCTATGGAGGCCAAGTGAATGCGGGGCGGCCCATGCTGCTGGAGGGGGGGCTGAAATGGCAGAGCCTTTCGCTGACGCCTGCGGACATGGATTTTGCCACGCTGAAAGCGGCGGCGGCGCGCGATATTGCGCTGGCATTTGGTGTGCCGCCGATGCTGCTGGGGATCCCGGGCGACAATACTTACGCCAATTACCGCGAGGCCAATCGGGCGCTGTGGCGGCTGACGCTGCTGCCGGTGGCGGGCAAGATTCTGGCGGCGATCGCCGAGGGCCTTGCTCCGTGGTTCCGCGAGGCGCGGTTGGGCGTGGATATGGACCGGGTACCGGCCCTGGCCGAGGACCGCGAAAGGTTGTGGGCGCAAGTATCGGCGGCGGAGTTTCTTTCCGCCGAAGAAAAGCGCGCAATGCTGGGGATCGAGCCATGAACCGCGAGGACATGCTGGCCCGTCTGGTGGCGCAGGCCGAGGACGAGGGCTGTGATCTGGTGACGCTGCGTGCGGTGGTCGAGGAAGCCTCTGATCTGGGCGCGGTGCGGGTGCTGGCGCGGATGGGGCTGGCCGATGACAACGCGCACAACGACATGGCCGAATTGCGCCAACTTCTGGGCGCGTGGCGCGATGCCAAGGCGAGCGCATGGAAAGCGGCGGTGGGCTGGGTGGTGCGTGTGGTTTTGGCGCTGCTGCTGTTTGCCATCGCGGTGCGGTTTGGATCGGGAGATCTGGTGCGATGAGAACGCTTTTGCCTGAGGTGCAAGCAGAGCCAATGCGCTTTGCCGGATATGCCGCGATTTTCCTCAAACGCGATAGTGGCGGCGATACGATTCTACCGGGTGCGTTCCGCGCCAGTTTGGATCAGCGCAAGGCCGAAGGATTGCGGTTACCGTTGTTGTGGCAGCACCGGCCCGATGAACAGATCGGCTGGATCGATGTGGTGAGCGAAGATGCACGCGGTTTGCGCGTAGTGGCTTCGATCACCGCAACGCAATCAGCGGCGGCGCGTGCGCTGAAGGACGGAGCCGTGGATGGCCTGTCGTTCGGATATCGCGTGCGGCAGGGCAAGGCGTTACCCGGCGGGCGCGAATTGCACGACTTGGACATTACCGAAGTGAGCCTGGTGACGCGGCCGATGCAGCCGCTTGCGCGGGTGCATTATCTGGAGCCTGTGGCGCTCTACGCCGCCTGATCTCCTTCACATCATCACAAACCGGAATTCCCCCACGGCTACCCCATGGGGTGGCTGTTTCATGCAGAAAGGACGTTGTGCCCCATGGATACTGTGAACTTTGAAACCAAGGCCGATGCGCTGAACGACTCGTTTAATATTGTCGAACGCCAGGAAGCGCAGGATGCCGCGCTGGCGACGCTGCGCAGCGATGTGGACGAAGTGAAAGGGCGGCTGGAAAAGGTCAGCCGCGCTGCTGCGCGTCCGTTGCTTGATGGGGCAGGGGTTGGTTCAGGGCCGGAAGTGAAGGGCTTTGTTGACGGCTATCTTCGTCATGGCCGCGAGACCGAGTTGAAATCGATGATGACGACCGTGGGCGCAGAAGGCGGGTTTGCGGTGCCGCGTGAGATCGACACGATCATTGCGCGCCGCATGGTGGAAATCAGCCCGATCCGCGCGGTTGCCAATGTGGTGAGGACCGGCACTTCGGGTTTCCGCCGGTTGATCTCTACCGGAGGCACGGCTTCGGGCTGGGTGAGCGAAACGGGCGCACGTCCCGAAACGGCAAACCCGCAACTGGCCGAGATCGTGCCGCCGATGGGCGAGCTTTATGCGAACCCTTCAGCCACACAGGCGATGCTGGATGATGCCGCGTTCGATCTGGAAGGCTGGCTGGCAAACGAGATTGCCACCGAATTTGCCCGTGCAGAAGGTGCCGCCTTCATCAACGGCACCGGCACCAACCAGCCACGCGGTTTCCTGAACGCGACGCCAAGTGTTGCCGGCGATGCGACGCGCGCGTTCGGTTCGTTGCAGTTCATCGGATCGGGCAATGCCACGGGCCTTGGCATGGCGCCTGAAGCGCGGCTGATCGATCTGGTGTGCCAGTTGAAGGCTCCGCTGCGGCAAGGTGCGGTGTGGGTGATGAATTCAACCACGCTGGCAGCAGTGCGCAAGTTGAAGACCGCTGATGGTGCATTCTTGTGGCAGCCGGGACTGGTCAATGGTCAACCTGATCGTTTGCTGGGTTATGCAGTGATCGAAGCAGAAGACATGCCCGATGTGGCGGCGGACCAGTTCCCGATTGCGTTTGGCAACTTCAAGGCCGGTTATCTGATCACGGAACGCCGCCAGACAAGCATCCTGCGCGATCCTTATACCAACAAGCCTTATGTCCAGTTCTATGCCACCCGCCGTGTGGGCGGGCAGGTGTTGGACAGCGATGCGATCAAGCTGCTGCGTATCGCGGCCTGATTATGCGCGCGGCCTGGCAACGGGCCGCGCGCCCTTTTCCCAAATCATTGACCGGAGATTGCCATGATGCGGGCAATTATCGCACCGCCTGCCTTGTCTTCGGCGGCGCTTAGCGAACTGAAGGCGTGGCTGGGCATATCCCGGTCTGCCGATGATGCCGAACTGGCGGCGCTGCTGCGCACGGCGTTGGAGATTTGCGAAGGCTTTATTGGCGCAATGCCGCTGCAATCGGGCTGCGAGGAAACCTTGAGCGCGAAAAGCGAATGGCAGGTGCTGTCTGCCCGGCCGGTGCGCGCGATGACCGCGCTGGCGGCGCTGGATATCGCAGGCGTGCGGACGGCGCTGGCGGCGGCGGATTACGAGTTTGATATTGATGCCGATGGCGTGGGCCGCGTGCGGTTGCGCAAGCCGATAAACCAGACGCGGGTGGTGGTTACATATTCTGCGGGATTGGCGGCGGATTGGAGCGGGCTTCCCGATGCGATCCGGCACGGCGTGATCCGGCTTTGTGCGCACCAGCACCGGGGCCGTGATGACGAGCGCAAGGCAGCGCCGGTGCCGCCTGCGGTGGTGGCCGCGCTGTGGCGACCTTGGCGGCGGATGCGCCTGGCATGATTACCGCCAGAGCAGCGACAGGCGCATTGGCGCGGCAATTGACCGCCAAGGCAGAGGCGCTGGCCAAGGCGCGGGCGGTGATCGCCGCGCGGGGCATGGATGCGCGCAAGTGGCGCAAGGCGAGCCTACTGTGGCCGCTTTTTGGAGAGGAATAGCGCGATGGAAATTCCTTTTCGGGCCGCGCTGATTGCGTGGCTTACCAGCGATGCAGCCTTGGCGGCGGCGCTGAATGCGGTGGTTGAGGAAGCGCCTTCGCGCACCGCGCTGCCGTGGCTGGCGCTGACCACCAGCGCGAGCACCAATTGGGGCACCAAGACGCTGGCAGGCCGCGAAGTGCGCGTGGCGCTGGAGCTGAACTTTCGCAGCGACGATCCGCTGGGCGGGGCATCGCTGGTGGCCGGGATCGAGGCGCGGGTGGAGAGCCTGCCGGCAGACCAATCGGCCAATGGCTTTCGCGTGGCCAGCATCGGTTTGCTGCGGGCACGTGCCGAGCAGCGTGGCGAGGCGGTGCGCGTGGTGGTGCTTGAATACCGGGCACGCATTTTAGCGGCCTGAAACCCTATTTACTTCAAGGAGATATGACCATGGCAGCCCAGAAGGGAAGTGCGTTTCTGTTGAAGATCAGCGATGGCGCAACCACGCCTACGTACAATACTGTGGCCGGTTTGCGGACCACGCAGATGTCTATCAACGGCGAATCCGTGGTGATCACGAGCAAGGATTCGGGTGGCTGGCGCGAACTGCTTTCGGGGGCGGGGACGCGTTCGGTGACGGTAAGCGCGGCGGGGATTTTCCTGGGCAGTGCCGCCGAGATGAGCATTCGCGGCAATGCGCTGGCGGGCACGATTGCCGACTATGAGCTTTCGTTTGAAGGCGGCGAGCGGATGCGCGGCAAGTTCCTTGTCCAGCGGTTGGATTACTCCGGAGATTTCAACGGCGAGCGTAATTACACGATGACGCTCGAAAGCTCTGGCCTAGTGGCGCAAGTCTGATGGCGGATGCTGCAAACCCCTTTCGCGGGGAGGCCGTGCTGGTGATCGGCGGGCAACCTTTGGTTTTGCGTCCGACGTTTGGCGCTCTGGTGGCCGCAGAGCAAGAGCTGGGGCCGCTGTTCGGGCTGGTCGAACGCGCGAGCGCGGGGCAATTGCGGTTGGCCGAGATGGTCGGACTGTTCTGGCATTGCTTGCGCGAGCGTGCCGAATTGGAGCGGGATGACTTTGCCGATGCCGTGACGCGCGAGGGGCTGGCGGCCTGCACGCCGCCGTTGCGCGCGCTAATCGTGCAAATCCTGAAAGGTGCAGGGTGAGCGAGGCCTTCGGGGCAAGCGTTGCGCGGCTGGGCGGCCAAGCGGCGCTGCTGCTGGGCTGGATGCCCGACGCGTTCTGGGCGGCGACGCCCGAGGAACTGGCCACGGTTTTAAGTGCGATGCGCCAGCCCGAGAGCGGGACGATGGACAAGCGCACCCTTGATAAGATGATGGAGGCAGACCGTGGCGGATGAACTCGACACGCTGATGATCGATGTGCGCGCCAATACATCGGGCTTTGCAGCTGATGTGGCGCAGATGCGCGGCAGCTTTGATTCGGTGCTGGTGGATGGCTTTGGCCGCGCGGGCGACACACTGGAGCGGGGCCTGCTGGGTGCGATCCGGCGCGGGTCGCTGGGGTTTGAGGACTTGCGGCGGGTGGCGCTGAATGTGCTGGGCGATATTGCGGCGCAGGCGGTGCAGGCGGGCATCGGATCGCTGGGCGGCGGTGCAAGCGCTGGCGGGGCGACACTGGGCCTGGGCAGTCTGATCGGATCGATCTTTGGCCTGCCTGGCCGCGCGACCGGTGGGCCGGTGGCGCCCGGGCGCGGCTATCTGGTGGGGGAACGCGGACCGGAGATGTTCGTGCCGACATCCGCCGGGCGGGTGGAGCCATCGCTGGGCGGCGGCAGGGGGCGGGACGTGAATGTTTCGATCAGGATCGTCAGCCCGCAAGGCAGCAACCAGCCCGAAAGCCTGCGCCGGTCTGGCCGCCAGGTGGCGCAAGCCGTGCGCCGCGCTCTCAACGATTTCTGAACAAGCGGAGAAGCCGATATGAGCCACTGGCTCGCCACGCGCCGCACGGTGCAGCAGACCGACACGATCCAGCGGTTCGATCCGCGATTCTGGACGGTCAATTTCCCGAGGCCCGCGATGGCTTCGGTTGTGACCACTGCGCCCGATGCCTTGCGCGTGGATACGGTGTTCCGGAAGGCTGACGACTTGATCGGGCTGATCTGGGAATCGGAGGACAAGTGGGACCACCCGCTGCTGGCCTATGAAACGAAGACCGATTATTCGCGGCTGACGCTGTCGTTTCGCTGGCGGTCAGGAGGCGTTTTGCCGCTGAATGCGGTGAACGGGCCGACGCTGACGATCGAGGGGCGCGATGCTGCGGGCAATGCGCGGGCGTGGTATGTGCGGTTGTGGAATTATGCGAGCGGGACGCCGACTGATGCGCAGATCACGCTGCCGTTTTCGGCGCTGGATGGCGGGTTCTTGCTGCCCGGCGAAGCGGACCGTGTGTATCCAGCGGACATTGACCGGCTGTTTATCTCGCTGGTGGCGCCCGGATATGGCGCAGGGGCGACGCCCTTTGCACAGTCGGTGACGGGGTGGGCAGAACTGACCGGAATCCGGTGCGAAGGCCACAAGCCCATGTTGGAAATTGGCGATGTTATGGTGCCGCCGCACGGGCTTTCGATGTGCACCGGCTATGACGATGCCTATAACCAGACGCCTGCGCGATTGCTGCGTGAGGTGCGCGGGCTGGGATATCGCGGGAGCATCAACCATTACATCGGGATGAGCCACTTTTTCGGCATGGTGCCCGATGGCGCGGGCGGCTTTGTAGTGGACCCGGCATTGCCTGCGTTCAATGGCGCTGCATTGCGTTGGCACCAAGCATTTTTGGCCGAGGCTGCGGCGATGGGCTTTACCGTGATTGCATCGCAATCATACGAGCTGTTGGCGCAACATTGCCCGGCTGCCTGGCAACAGCGGACGTGGGAGGGTGTTGCGGGGCTTACGGGGTGGTCGCCGCCATCGGCGCTGCTTTCGCCTGCGCATAGCGGCGCGATGGCTTGGGTGCGCAAGGTTGGCGTGGCGCTGGTCGGGCTATTGCTGGACGCTGGGTTGCCGGTGCGGCATCAGGTGGGAGAGCCGTGGTGGTGGGTGGCGGCCGAACGCAAGATTTGCATTTATGACGCTGCGGCGCGCGCCGCGTTTGGTGGTAGTCCGGTTAACATACCCGACCTTGGTGCCAATCTGAATGTCGCGCAGAAAGCGCTGCTGGACGCAGCCGGAGCGATGCTGGCGCAATCCACAGCGGATCTGGCGGCTGCGGTGAAGGCGGCAGCGGGTGCTGCGGGCGCAGAGACGCTGCTGCTGGCGTTTTTGCCGACGGTACTCGATCCGGTGACGCCTGAGGCGCTGCGGGCGAATTTGCCGGTGGGTTGGGCATCGCCTGCGTTCGATGTGCTGCAACTTGAAGATTATGACTGGGTGACCACCGGCAAGGATGCCTTGCGCACGGAGGCCCGCGTGATTGCCGAAGCGCGGCTGAATTACCCGCGCGAGCGGCAGCATTACTTGTCAGGTTTTGTGCTGGATGGCGCAAATGCGGCGGTGGAATGGCCGCGCATTGATGCGGCGGCAAGCGAGGCGGTAGCGTTGGGCGTGGCCGAGACGTTTGTCTGGGCGCTGCCGCAGGTCTCGCGCGATGGATATGTCCGGCTTCCTGAAACGAGCGGAGATGCGACGATGCAATCTTTTGATGATGTTCTGTTTCCGCTTGCGCTGGGCCGTGACGCTTCAGTGACGCCCGAGTTTTCGACCAATGTGACGATCACCGCATCGGGTTTTGAGCGGCGCAACAGCTTGTGGTCTGACGCGCGGCTGCGATTTGATGTGGGGCCGGGGGTGCGGTCTGAAGCGGAACTGGGCGAGCTGATCGGCTTTTTCCGGGCGCGGCGCGGGCAAGCGCGCGGGTTCCGCTTGCGCGACCCATCGGACTTCAGTTCGAACGGGATGACCGGCACACCGACGCCTGTGGATCAGGTGATCGGCATGGGGGATGGCGGGGTGGCGCGGTTCGAACTGGTCAAACTTTATGGCGATGACGATGACGCGCAGCGGCGGCGGATCACGCGTCCGCGCGGTGGCACCGTGCGCGTAAGCGTGAACGGGGTGGAGACGGGGGGCTTTGTAATTGAGCCGTTGGGGGTGATTGCTTTGGCGAGCGCGCCTGCTGCTGGTGCGGTGGTGCGGGCAGGGTTCCTGTTTGATGTGCCGGTGCGCTTTGCCGAGGACAGGCTCGATATATCGGGTGCGGAGTTTGCAGCGGGTGAAGCGCCGAGCGTGCCTCTGGTCGAACTGCGAGAAGACGCATGAGCCGGACTTGGTTTGCAAGCGCGCTGGAAACGGTGGCGGTGTGGTGGCGGATTGAACGGCGCGATGGCGTGGCGTTGGGGCTGACCGGGCATGACCGCGATCTGGTGTTCGCCGGGCTGCGGCATCGCACCGCGCCAGGCATGGTGCCTTCCGCCGTTCGGCGCACAGCGACGTTCGAGCCGGATTCCGCCGAAGTGCAGGGCGCATTGAGCCATGATGCGATTGGCGAGACGGATCTGACCGCGGGCCGGTTTGACGGCGCGCGGGTTTCGATGGGGCTGGTCGATTGGGAGACGCTGGAGGCGCAGACGCTGTTTTGCGGTACGATCGGGTCGGTCGGGCGCGAGGGCGAGACCTTTTCAGCGGAACTGCAATCGATCAAGCAGGCACTGGCGCGGCAACTGGTGCCGCGCACTTCGCCGACGTGCCGCGCCGAGTTTTGCGGGGATGGCTGTGCGCTTTCGGGCGTCCGGTTTAGGCATAGCGCGCAGTTGGCGCAGGTTTCGGCAGATCGCCAATGGGTGAAGCTGGCGGGCGTCGCCGATGCGGCGGACTATGCTTTTGGCTGGCTGAGGCCGGTGGATGGCCCTGATGCTGGCATCGTGATGCGTGTGCAATCGGCGCAAGATGACTGGCTGGTGCTGGAACGGCCTCTGGCAGTTGGCGCGGCGGCGGGTCTGCGCGTGATTGTGCGCGAAGGGTGTGATCACACGATTGGTACATGCGCGGACAGGTTCGGTAATGGCGCGAACTTTCAGGGTGAACCGTTCCTGCCGGGCAACGATTTGCTGACCCGCTATCCGGCGTCGCAGTGATGGACGCGGCATTGGCTGAAGCGGCTCTGCGCCTCGTTGGCACGCGGTTCCGGTTGCATGGGCGTTTGCCTGAAACCGGGCTTGATTGTGTGGGGTTGGTAGCAGCGGCGATGCGGGGGGCGGGATATGCTCCCCAAGCGCCACTGGGGTATTCGCTGCGCAATGTCTCGGTGACGCACTGGCTGGGCCATGCCGAACAGAGCGGGCTTATCCGCGCAGATGCGGACGGTGATGTTGTGCTGTGCATGGCAAATCCCGTGCAGCCGCATTTGCTGATCGCGGCACCGGGCGGGTTTGTTCACGCCCATGCAGGGCTGGGCCGGGTGACGTTTCTGCCATCCCCTCTGCCATGGCCCGTCACCTTCCAATGGCATCTGGCAGACAAGGATCATTAATCGTCATGGCTACGCTTATTCTTTCCGCTGTCGGGACTGTGTTTGGCGGACCACTGGGCGGCGCGCTGGGGGCGTTGATTGGTCGGCAGGTTGATTCGGCGGTTATTGGTGGCCGCAAGATCGAGGGGCCGCGACTGAAAGAATTGTCAGTCCAGACGTCGAGCTATGGTTCGGCCCTGCCGCTGCATTTCGGACGCATTCGCGCATCGGGAACAGTGATCTGGGCAACCGAACTGGTGGAGCGGCGCGAGAAGTCGGGCGGCGGCAAGGGGCGGCCCTCGGTCACGAACTTCAGCTATTCGGCATCGTTTGCGGTGGCGGTGGCCAGCAGGCCGATTGCCGGGATCGGACGCATTTGGGCCGATGGCAATCTGCTGCGAGGAGAAGCAGGCGATCTGAAGGTTGGCGGGCAGTTGCGGGTCTATACCGGGCATGGCGATCAACCGGTCGATCCGCTGCTGGCGCAGGCTGAAGGGATGGCGCGCAATCCTGCCTATCGCGGGCTGGCCTATGTGGTGTTCGAGGATTTGGAACTTGCCGACTTTGGCAACCGCATTCCCTCTTTGACGCTGGAAGTGATTGCCGACAATGGCGCAGTGTCGTTTGCCGAGGTGATCCGCGAGATGCTGCCCGAGGCCAAGACGGGTGATCTGGCGCAAACCCCGGTTTCGGGCTTCACAATTGATCAGGGTGCCGTGGGCGACGTGCTGGCGACATTGGCGGATGTGACGCCGATGGCCTGTGCGGTGAAGGATGATGCCCTGTCATTTAGCCTGGCCGAGGCCGTGCCGAGCGTAGGTCTGCCAGTATTGCCACCTCCAGCGGCGGGCGGAGATTCTGCCGAAGATGCGCGGGCGGATGGCTGGTCGCGCAGGCGCGATGCACTGCCTTCTGTACGGCAATGCGCAGTGCGTTACTATGATATCACGCGCGATTATCAGCCGGGCATGCAACGCAGCATTGGCCGGAGCGGGCCGGGTGATGTGTCGATCATCGAGCTGCCAGCGGCGCTGACTGCGGCAGAGGCAAGGGTGCTGGCCGATAAGGCAGCACAGCGCCTGACGCAGGCGCGCGATACCTTGCGATACCGGATAAGCGAGATCGATCCGGCGATCGGGCCCGGGGCGATGGTGCGCACGCCAGTTGCCGACGGGGTTTGGCGTATCGATCAATGGGAGTGGCAATCCGATGGCGTGATGCTTGATCTGACGGCAGTGCCTGCATCATCGCCAACATCCAGCACGGCGGATTCAGGTCGGGCGAATCACCCGGCGGATCTGGTGCCAAGCCCAACAGAATTGGTTGCATTTGAAATACCGTGGGATGGTGTTGGTGATGGAACAAGTCCGGCAATTCGGGTGGCCGCCACGGCGTTAACAGGCGGTTGGGCGGGCGCGGCACTGTTTGCCCGCCGTCCGGATGACACGATGGAGGCGCTGGGTTCTACAGGAAAAAGACGTGCCATCGCGGGTGTGGCGCTCAATGCTTTGGCGAATGCTTCACCCCTTTTGTTTGATGCTGCCAGTTCTGTGGAAGTGGAATTGGCATCGCCGGATTTCGCGCTGGATGGCGTCAACTGGACACAGCTCATGCAAGGGGCGAACAAGGCTGTTCTGGGCCGGGAGATCATTCAATTTGCAGCCGCCGAATCAATCAGCGCAGGCGTATGGCGGCTGTCGGGCATCTTGCGAGGACGCGGAGGAACGGAATTTGCAACCAGCCTCCATCAGCCCGGCGAGCTGTTTGCATTGCTTGATGATAGTCTCGTTGCGCTTGATTCCGCGGTCATCGGCGATTCGGCCGCTAACGATATAGTCGCAATCGGGCGGGGTGATACAGATCCCGTCGCCTGCCCGATCATCAACGCGGGACTGACTTTGCGTCCGCTGGCGCCGGTGCATGGCCGCGCTACGTTGACATCGGACGGAGGTCTTGCGGTCAACTGGATCCGCCGTGGCCGCGGTGCGTGGTCGTGGCTGGACGAGGTCGATACGCCGTTGAATGAGGCCACAGAGCTTTGGGAAATCGGTTTCGGCCCGGAGCAAAGTCCATCTCTGCTCTGGCAAACGGCATCGCCGGTCCTGGTGATCGCGCCAACGATGCTTTCCGAATTGCGCGCCGGTTCTGCGGGGCATGGCTTTGTGATTCGCCAGGTAGGCCGCCAGTCGAGATCGTTGCCTTTGCTCGTCGATTTGCCAGCGTAG